AGTTATTCTGGTGGATAATTCTCGCATTCCAATACAAGAATGAAGCCAGAGAAACTAATTATGATAGGATTGTTCACGTGTGCTGTTGTGCTTACGCTGTACGGATGGATGGATCGCATTCAAGGTACGAATCGTGTCATACACGAGGCGTTCGAAATCAAGATTGATGAGATTGATGTCGCAAAAATGGTACAGGCCAATGAGCGTGCTCCTACGGATACGGAGGCTGTGGAAGCGCATCAAACTCTGCTGCGCTATGCACGCAATGATTTTTCAAAAGGCATCAAGTTTGTAATGGATTTGGGTAAGAGATTTTTTGGCGAAAATGTGACGTTAAGACCGGATCTGGATGTTCGTCGGCTGATGGATAACTATAGCAGCCCATTACAAGTAGTATGAATCCCCCCGGCGGAGCTATGCCCATGCCTGCATTTATGAATTTTACGCCCTTATGGCATCCTCCGATTGCATTGAACTGGATTGTTACCATCGTTCTAATTTTTGTAGGGTCCGTGGCGAATCGTATTCAACCGGATGTACGTAAATATTTTACAAATCCGCTGAGTTTTTTCGCATGTTCTGCCAGCGCGTTGGCCGTGTATCAATACGGATTCCATCCCTTAGCGTTTGCTATACTGTTTTTCCTATTGATGGTATGGTCGGCCGAACAATCGCAGAACACCGAGGGATTCTTATCTGGAGTCAATACGGTAGATTGGGTCACGAATTCCAAACGCTGGTTCGTTGAAAAAGTTCTTCACGAACGGCCTCTAGGAATACAAGAAAAAGATGTGAATACCTATCCGATACAGGGCTCCAGTCCCCAATCGGGCACATCTGCAGGAAATACTTAGTACAATATAAGAAGTTCCCGGAATGGAATACGAAACGGTTCTAACGGTGGTCTTGGTCGGCCTTGCTGTATATTTCTCACTCGATTTTGACAAGGTGTACGGCAGTGGATTTCATGAGGCAGCACGTCATCCGTTTGCCCGGTTTCTTGCGGGCTTACTTGTTGCCTATATCGCAAGTGAAAATCCGAAACTCGCTGTGATTGCTCTGTTAGTTGTCTTCTTTTGGATTGCGGATGTCAATCTATTGTCTTCCTTTGCGATATAGTTGCATTCACTCCACCATTCGACCCAGTGACCTGTTTGAAAATGGGTCACGGGGGTCGAATACAGACTAGCATTGGATAAGTCCAATTCTTACTATATGAAAAATTAGTAATATAAACAGAAATTTAATTCATGTTTATATCATGTCAATGATACAAATCTAGTTTTATGGATTGCATTGGAGGGGGTTCAGCGCAAAAGGGGGAATGCAGTCGATATCCCCCCTTAATACAGACACAATCATAGAATACTATGTTTGTGTATGAATTATACGACGATGGTCTAATTCTTGGCTTCTTCGGCCTTCTGAAAATCTTTCAAATACTGTAGCAGTCTATCGGTCTGTTCTTTCGTTATTTTGGGCAGAGGAACATATTCTGGATAATGCTTGCCAACGTAGAGTCCGGCTACGAGTATGACGAGTTCGTAGAGCATGTCTACATAGTGTAGAGATTTTATTTTCTGGAAAATCCTTTTTTGTATGAATAGAGTAAGAAATGGGAAAGGCTACCAAGAAAATGTCAGCGGGCTGGATGATTCCAATATCCAATACTGCTCCCCCGACAAATGTAGCGCCTATAAACGCTTCAGCGAATTTTGGTATACCACAGAACATGCAACAGTCACAGTCACAGTCGCAGGCACAGATCGGCGGCGTAGATCCGTTAAGCGCCATGATCATGACAATCAATACGAATCCTTATCTTATAGGCATGTTTATGATATTAATGAATTTAGGCGGTCGGTTTCTATCGTTAGAACTTACCAAAAAACAGGAGGCGTTATTTCAGTCTCCTTGGATTCGCCCATTGATTTTCTTTACAGTTGTATTTATGGCAACTCGTAATGTAGTCGTAGCGTTCTGGATCACCCTTCTGTTATTTTTCGTCATTTGGGTTGTCGCCAATGAAAATAGCCCGTTTTGTATGATTCCTGATTGGTGCGGTGACGCAACCAAAGAAAAGGCAAATTACTTGAAGAATGTGAAACGGATGTTTTCCGCATGATACAATCAGAATCTATTTTTTCTGGACTGTAAAGTTTGTATAGATAAATACATACTTTACGATACTAATTTTTCATATAGTAAGAATTGGACTTATCCAACGTTACTACACATTCAACGTGAGCGTTGCTCCAGTAGGCTGAGTCGTAGTAGCCTTGCGACGACGATTGAGGCCAGCACGTCGCATCGTCTCGGTAGTCATTCCGCTTCCAACACTCGCAATATCATCGGCATCAATACCGGACGTGGATGGTACACTTCTGGATGGCGTGTTTCCCGCAGCCTGTAGGGTGTTCAGAATATCATCTACACCGCTTGGCCCCCGCATTTCTCGGCGGGCTGTAGCAGGTCCCACACCTCCACGGGGATCTAAATTGGGTATAGGTGCACTTATACCCGATCCGATGGGTGGCATAAACATGCCTTGGGAATCCTCCTCCTCCATAGGCGGTGTCCGTGATGGCTGCGACTGTCTGTATGCAGAGGGATGCGAAGGTGGTCCTTGTTGTTGTGGGCCAGAAGGCATACCCATAGAGACAAAGTTGGCGAAGCCAGGCCCGACGGCCTGCTCGGCGGCGGCCCGTGCCATCTGTTTTGCCAATTCAGGATTCTTGCGAAGAATGTCGTCCATACCCGGCATGCGGGATTTGAACATCGTATTGGTCACATGACACATGGCGGCCGACAATCCGAGAGACATGATAAGACGTACTTCGGGAGCAACCTTGCTCTTATCCTTGTACTTGTCGTAGAGCTCCTCAAAGATCTCGTCGTAGTCCTCCAGATTTTCATTGACCTGCTCGGACCAGCCATCCAGCGCAACACCTAGCGGATCGTACCGATTGTTGAGGAATTCCATACCGCTCGTAACTGTTGTAAGCATGGAGCGCTGAAAACGAATAGACGCCTCTAATCCCTTGGAATCCTTGCGCTTGGCCACTTCCGCATTGATTTCCTCCAGAGTATTGGCCGTAGTCATTTTGGTGCCGCCGACACCTTTGCGATCCATGCGCTCGAGCAACGTAAGCCCTTCCGACTTTTTCGCCGATTCCTGTTCTGGACTCAAATATGTTTGGTGTATTGCCATCGGTTCGTTTGTAACAGCGGGAGCTGATGAAGCACCGGCACCACCACCACCAAACCAAGAACGAATACCGGAAGCCTCCGAAGTGGCGGAGGAACCCGTAAGACTTGAGAACCAGGATTTCGCAGCTGCAGGAGCAGGCGCAGATGCAGGGGCAGATGCAAATGCAGGAGCGGCGGTAGGAGAGAAACTCGGCGCAGAGGAATTATACAAATTGGCGGACGATGTTTGAGGCCCAGGATTCAACATAAGCGTAGGTTCAGCGATAGGCTTGGCAGGAGGCATAGCTCCGTCACGAAGAATACGAATCGTATCACTTGCACCCGTATTAACCGGTGGTTTTACATCAAATGTTACATTTGTATCTTCCAGATTCACGAATTCAATATCGTTGCCACTCATCTCAGAAATGCTCTCCACGTGTGGAGATACATTGGGTAGTTTCCGCTGATTTCCGAGCATACCTAGATCAAAGTCGTTCATATTGCTGACTTCTATGGTATTACCCGTATCATGGCTAGCACTAATCTCCGGAAAGGAGTGACTCTCGTTGATGCGTATTGTCGGGCCCGACATCTCTATCTTTTACTTCCTTACAGTCCGTTTTAGGACCTGAAACGCATCGGTTGCGGCAGTGGTGTCAACAGCAGTGGATAAGGATGCGTCTTTTGCCGACGAATAGTTAGGAAAGTATTTTGTATCCTGTTGCTCCCGCAACGCTATCATTTTTTGTAGGTCGCTGTCGAGAGCGGGATCCTTTTTATCCGGCTTGACATAGCCGGAACCTCGAATCTCACATTTCGGACAACGAGACATCTCTATAGTAAGGGGGGATATCCCCCCCCTTAGATTGGACTTATCCGACGCTAGCCCGTAGCGCCATCAAGAATGCATCGGCCAAATCACTCTTTTTACTACGGTGCTCAAAAAACGTTCGCCAGTCCGACACGCCTGCTTTGGTCAATATGTCCAGAACATCGTTTTCCGCCGTCTTTTTGCGTGCACGATATGCGGCATCTTCCGTAGCAGGCGCACCACTCAAATCTACAATAGGCGCCGCACTCTTTGATTTCGTCCCCGCATGTACAAATTCTATACGACCTAACCATCCGTATTCCCGTGAAAGACGATGTGATAGAAGTGTAAATAATATCATTTGTACCGATTTCATAGTCGGACCCTTCATGACGGGCTGGTTTTCCAGACGAATCAGCGTAGCGGAAGCAAATGTAGGAAGCACAGAATTTAACCAGGTATCCATCGCCCTCAGAATCGTAGTGAGCGAACTATCACCCGCCTTGGAAGCCTTCCAGGGGACCAAATACCGCTGTTTTGCCCATTCGATTAATTCGTCTTTTTTGGCCTTTTTTGCGCCGTCCATGCCTTCAGCGAGCGCCAAGGCCTTTAGCGGTTTTACGGTGAGTGCACACGGCAATACCGGCAATGTCGGTTTTTCGGTTGCCGTCTTTTTACGTCGCACGCCCGTAGCACATCCCTTACACCATTTTTTCCCGTCCGTGATTGAAGTCCATTGTGCCGGCGACGTACATGCACAGCAACGCTTTGCATCCTGAGCCGTTACACCACCTTCCAGCAAATCTATATTATCCCACGCTATAACGGACCATGTGTGTACATCTTCGCTCGTAGTATGTCGCATTAAACAATACGCCAGATTACGAATACCCATATCAAATCCTAAGTGAATAGAGGACATAGGAACTAATGTTGGAACTACAGAGGCGTTTAGACTAAGGGGGTCAGTCGATATCCCCCCTTACCTTAGCCTAGACGGTTCGTATAAACTCCCATCCCATATCCTCGCAAATCTTTTGCCAGATTTTATCTTGCATATAGAGTTTCTCTCGGCTTTTCAGCAAAGGAAAACACGGTAAATAATCGTCCAATTCCAAGAGTTCACAGAACTTATACAAAACATATGAATACGATAAGAAATTACTGCGCTTCTTGGGACAGTGTTTTACAAAACTAAATTGAATCTCCTTAAACATAAATCGGAGTTTTTCCTCCACTTCTCGAGACAATACCGGTGCTGATATTCCATTCAAACGATTCAGAATATGAGCAACATGGTCATAGCAACGATTTAATTTCAGTTTCTTGATAACTTCCTTGAGTTTGGCAGGTTTGACTTTACTCATATCCGTAATGCGTTCTTTACGAAGTTCAGTTCTGATAACATCCAGTGTCGCCGCCGATATTTCTGTCGTTTCCTTGGCCTGAAATTGGGCCAACCATTCATTCAAGTGATTGATTTTTTTGTAGGCATAATACGACATTTCACGAGGCGGATCTTTATACGACGGTTTCTCGGAATCAATCAAAATACACTCACGATATCCGCAGCCAGGACAGTCGAGGAATGTCTCGTTAAATAACATTTCCTGTTCGCACACAGGACAAC